ATGTGTATAAGAGACAGGTTGAGAGATATTGCTGTGATTGATCTATTAAAAGATATATTAGGATGGACATCTGTGGTGTTTTATATCTTAATTACTATATTTAACACGATGAAAGTTACCCGTTATGCCGCTTTTGCTTCTGCGACTAACGATACAATATGGTCGATTTTGATGGGATGGTGGCCGAAAGTTATTCTTAATTTATCGGTTACAGCAATAAATTTATACCGATATTTTAAAGATTTCACTCAAACAGCGAAGATTGTTATTCAGCTATTGGCTGCGGTAATGATCCTTGGTATATCGTACATCGTTTATGTTGCGGTGCATGCTTTTATTGCTGAGCCAACATTGGCGGTTGGATTACAATTTGTTGATTTAGGCGTGATTGTTATTGCATTGTATATGACCGAATTGAAAAAATATCGCATATTGATGTTGTTATCAGGTTTTGTTGGGATGGTGGGGTATTTTGGTAATCCACAGATGATGATCATTAAAGCTTTAGTTATTATTATTATGAGTTATAAGCTGTTTACAACACGTAATGATACTCCTGAGCAACGAGCTGCTGAAAATAAGTAAAATATATAAAGCATCAGGTATTCTGCATATAGTTATTGATATAAAAAACGCTCATTGCTTAACACAATGAGCGTTTTTTATTATCTGCTTAAATGTAGATACGTTATATCTAATTTAGATTTCAAAGCTTGCTAGAGCATCGCCGTTATCTAATAATTGTTGCAGAGCTTTAGGTGTACGACCTTGGCCTGTCCACGTTTTTTCATCGCCATTTTCATCTACAAATTTGTATTTAGCTGGGCGAATGGCACGTTTTTTCTTTGTTTTTGGGTTATCGCCAATTAATGCGATTAATTCTTCAGGTGTAATACCTTCAGCGGCAAGCATATCGCGGTACTTCTGCAGTTTTGCTTCTTGTTCTTTATTTTCGGCTTTAGCTGCTGCTTCTTCCACACGACGTTCTTCAACGATTTGAGTGAACTTTTGTAGACCTTCTTGTAGATCTTCAATAGACATTTCACGCGCTTGAGCTCTTAAAGAGCGTAGATTTAAAAGAGTTTCAATCATGTTATTAGTTCTAAATAAAAGTAATTTTGTCTATTGTACTTAACTTTTATAATAAGACACTAAAAATAGTTACTATAGTTGTAACTAAATCTCATTTTTTCTTTTAATTGTCATATTGCGACGGGTTTATTTAATTTAAAAATATAGAGATGACGGCTATTTGTTCATTGGTGGCTAATTAATAAGAAAAATGCAAGCTAGAGGTTATCTTACCGTTATTATATTTTTCAATTATCGCAAATGTTAGCCACTGCATAAAAAATAAAGAGCTATTTATTCATTATAGTGCATTAAAAGCCACAGATTTAACTACCAATATGCTCTGTATTTGATATTAGTATTTGTAATTAGGGGAGGGAGTAGCATAAAGATTTTATCTTTATTGCTTGTTGATATGAATAATAAGTCGATTATTTGTTTCTGTTTGTAACAGTAAAGTCATGTATCTGATTAGTAATTCATCAGATAGTGGATATTTGCGTAAATCATTGATTATTTATTGCTGGATTAAAATAATTCATCGTTACCATAACTGATGTTATTTGTGTGTTTAGTGTTAAAAGAACATCATATATGTAACTTTTCATGGATGATATATAGCAGTAAGGATATCGTTTGAGTACATTACGTAAAAATTTCGAATTAATTGATAAGCCCACATTTTTTGGTGCATTAGCAATGCTGATCTCGGTGGTTGTTCCACTTCTTTTGTTCCCTAAAGAAGGGGCTGAGTGGATTGCCATCGCTAAATCCTTTATGACGGACCAACTCGGCTTTTTATATTTAGCATTGGGTATGGCTGCTTTCTTTTTTATGATCTACATTGTTTTTTCTGATATTGGCCAAATTAAATTGGGCGATGCAGATGAAGAACCTGAGTTTAAAACGGCATCATGGGCTGCAATGCTATTTTGTGGTGGTATCGGTGCAAGTATCTTGTACTGGGGTGCTATCGAGTGGGCTTATTATTATCAAAGTCCACCATTTCAATTAGAGCCAGGTAGTGAAGAAGCGGTACGTTGGGCTGCAACGTACGGTGTATTCCACTGGGGGCCTATAGCATGGTGTATTTACCTTGTACCTGCAGTGCCTATTGCCTATTTCTTTTATGTTCGTAAACAACCGGTCTTAAAAGTGTCTGCTGCGTTAATGCCTGTTATTGGTGAAGCGCGTAGTCATGGCTGGATAGGTAAAGTAATTGATGTCCTGTTCATTTTTGGTTTATTGGGTGGTGGTGCAACAACACTAGGTCTAGCTGCGCCATTGATCACTGAAGGTGCGCACTATTTATTTGGTACGCCTAAAAATACACAAACACAAATTATTGTATTACTGCTATGTACTTGTATTTTTGGTTACTCTGCTTATGCCGGTATGGAAAAAGGCATTAAAGTACTGAGTAATATTAACTTCTGGGGTGCATTAGGTTTACTAGCGTTCATTCTAGCGGCTGGCCCAACGATTTTCATGTTAGAAACTGGCTTAGATTCATTAGGTCGTATGTTGTCTAATTTCTTCATTATGGCAACGTGGGCTGAACCTTTTGGCGGCTACGGTACTTTTGAAGATACTCACTTCCCACAAGATTGGACAATTTTCTATTGGGCATGGTGGTTAGTGTTTGCACCAAGCATGGGCTTATTTATCGCACGTATTTCTCGTGGTCGTACAATTAAGCAAATGGTAACGGGCTCTATCTTCTTTGGTTCTATGGGTTGTTTCCTTTTCTTTATGGTATTGGGTAACTATGGTCTATCGCTACAATTATCAGGTACGCTTGATGTTGTTGGTATTTTGAATGCAGAAGGCGCAACCAAAGCTATCTTCTCTATTCTTGAGCAATTACCGTTTAGTACGATTGTTATTGCGGTATTTACACTATTATGTTTGATTTTTACAGCAACAACTTTTGACTCTATCTCATACATTTTAGCTTCTGTTGTTCAAAATGATGTAACAGAAGAGCCAATGCGTTGGAACCGTTTGTTCTGGGCATTTGCAATGTCGTTCATGCCATCAGTGTTGATGTTTATGGGCGGTCTGGAGACACTACAAACGGCTGCAATCGTTGGTGGTTTACCACTATTATTTATCACTGTAATGTTAATGATTTCAGCGGTAAAAGCGGCTTCACTAGATTTAAAAAATCAAGATGGTTACGAAGATCCTGTGATCAATATTGAAGATTTGCCAGATGTTGATCCATGGTCGACAGAAGGTATGGCATTAGCGAAGTTTGAGCAATTGAAAGATGCCGCGATTGAAGCTGCTGATGCTGAGCGTAATGCATTAGATGAAATCTGGAAAATTAAGAAAACAATTCGAGCAGAAGCATTGGCACACGGTAATAGTGGTGCAGATATGGGTGATGTTCCTCAAGAATTAGCGGATGAGTTGCACCGTCTAACTGCAGAAGCAATGGCGGCAAAAGAAGCTAAACTTGAAGCATCAGAATTAGCTCAAGAAGCTCGAATCGTTTTTAATGATATTATTAAGCAAAAAGAAGAAATCTTAGAGCTAGAAATGCAAAAAGTATAGAGAGTAATAGATTAGATACTTTTATAAGGCGATCTTCGGATCGCCTTTTTTATTGGTATTTTTTATTGCAAGAGTAATAAAAGTGGTTAGTTATACGTGATCAATCGAAATCATAACTTTGCCAATTATTTTAATATCGTCTTGTGCAACGGCTACTGAAGATTGACCATAATGCAGCACTAACTGATTACCAGGCAGACGTTGGATATCATTAATAGACAGTAGATTATCAATCATAATCAGATAGCTACCGCTAACGGCTAGATTATCACTTTTATCGATGATCAATGTTGCAGACGTGATTTGTAATGCCATAAAAAGGTGATCTTTAATATTGGCTTGGTTGAGTAGTACAGGGTCAAAAAATAAAGCGGGCAGAGACGTCAGTTCACCTGATTTTAATTGATAATGAGGTAAGGTTAATACTTTCTCTTGAGTCGATGTTACCTTGCTAGGAAATGCCTCGCCTTCATTTAAGAGTAGCCAACGCAGTGATACCCCTGTGGCAAGGTGGGAGCGAATAGCGATTTCAAATGGCGTTGTTTCCCGAGTGTGCCATGTGGAGACGGTACCTCGTGGAATACCAAAAACATCAGCAAGATCTTGATATTCATCGATGTTTAAGACTGAGCATAATTTAGATGTGACGGCTTTTCCACCGAGGTATTGGTAGGAGGAAATAGTAGGAACATGAGATTTATGTGTTGGATTAGGTTTCATTTAGAACTATCAACCCTATCAAGGTAATGGAATAACAGCAAATTAAGTATTTAATACAGGCAATAACAGGCATTAAATGACATCTTATGCATAAAGCTTGGTTAATGTATTTAATGATAATTATACATTTACTTTATGTATAGGTATGTAAATTTACTAATTTTGGGTTAAAGGTGAAACTTGTAGCGTATTATTTTGCAATATTTTGTCATATTTGACTCGTTTATATAGAAAGTGCTGCTATATCGTATGGATTGTTACTTATTCATTTTATACCGTGATGTGATAGTTAATGTTATATATCCTAAAAGCAATAAATAATCATATTCCCCTTACAATCTTACAAAGTGCTTAGTTATTATCATTTATATATTGAGCATTAAAGCGGAACGAATAACGTTCCGCATAAATTTATATTGTTAGCATTTGATGAAGTTCTTTCACTTTTTCCGGTGGCATTGTTTTAACTAAAGCAATGACAAGTTCATTTACGTTTTTTGCAGATGGACTGATGGTATGACTAAAACCTAAAGACATAACAAAAGTATGTCCACATTCAGGATCTGAGCATGAACAATATAAATCTGCTGCTGCATTTGAAAACCAGTTTGTTTTATTAATACGTGCTTTTTCGCCACACTGAGTACAATGAATACGCATTGCCATTTGAATTACCTATTTAATATTGAGGCAAAAATTCAAGAATCATTGGTATAAGCAATGTCATTACCCACAAAGAGCTAAAATATTGTGAGCTTTTAGCTCGATATAGATAAGCTTAAATTTTTGCTTTTATGGGAATGATAGGATTACCTACCGCTATCAACCTCGATCTGCTGCATTTTAGTGAATGAGATGTCGGTTAATTGCTCAATTCTGTCATAAAAACCCACTTCTCATATCAAATGGTAAAATGAAATTCGGATTAATTCGGATTTTTACTCTTTTCCGATAATCTCATAACGTCAATTGATGCATTAAGTTTTCAAATGAATAATAATCACTGCATCAAGTAAAACACTGGAGTAATAAGAAATATCAATATTGAGACTTACATCATTGGAGATAGATATTGGGGGAAAATCCCTATTTACTTCAAATAAACAAGGAATTATAAGATGTATGAGTTATTGGATTGGTTAGTAAATAAAATGGTGTTCGTGGTATTTGTTATCATCGGCCATTTTCAATTCATGACAATAGAAGCTTGGTCTTTAACTATTTCGTGTTGTATGGGGATATTCGCTTTATCACTGAGTTATTGGCATAAGAAAGTTATGCAACAAATAGCAAGAGAGAGAGGAATATTCATTCATGAATAAACTAAGACCAATTTTATGCTCAATTACTGCAGTGATAGCGCTCCTTGGTGATGGTGGTGTTGGGGATAGTACATTACCAATAGGAAATGTTGTTATTGCTGGAGAAAGCCAAGGGAAATTAAAACTAACATATAAAGGATTAAAACTTATAGGAGATTATGAGGGGTGTAGGTTAGATGCTTATCGCTGCCCTGCTGGCTATAAAACAAATGGTATTGGTAATATTCATAATATAACCACCGATATTATAGATAATGAACAAGTAGCAAAGGATTGGGTATTAAATATTCAACAGGCTGAATCTTGTTTAAATAATGTTATTGGGAATAATGATATTACGCAGGGACAGTATGATGCTTTAACATCATTTATCTTTAATACTGGCTGTAAACGTTTTATGAAAAATAAAGATCTTACTGATACAAAAATATCTACCTATGTAAGATCTGGAAAAATACCGCAGGCTTGTTTGCAATTATCTCGTTGGGTTTATGGCGGAGGTAAAAAACTAAAAGGCTTAGTAAAACGAAGAATGTCAGAATATTCACGGTGCATTGAATAGGATGTGTGCCTATGAGGTTATTATTATTATCAATTATCTTTGTTTTATTAGTGAAATCTGAATATATGGACCGTGAGTTAAGTTCTTTAATTATAGATAGAGACAATATTTTGATGATTAATAAATCAAATACAGCCAGTTTGAAATTATTAGTAGATCAGAAAAAAGAGAATAATGAGTTATTACTACAACGGGAACAGCAAAGAATAAAACAGCAAGGAGAACTTGCTTTTACTACAGAATCGTTACATAACTTATTGTATGAAAAAGAAAAATATCATAAGCATTGGCCTGATGATGTTATTGATTGGTTGCAGCAACCATATTGAACCAGTGCGTATAGAAATGATTACTGTGTTACCTGAACCGTGGTTGATCACTGCATGTCATAAACCAAAAATAACAGGGAAAACACCAGCACAGACAATTGCTGTAGATTTTCCTCGACTTAAAAATGCATTATCTAATTGTGCACAACAAGTTGATGACTATCTTCAGTGGTATGAACAACAACAAAATATAATTAATAAAAATAATCATATAAATTGAGAGATTCTAAAATGACAAATGAAATTAATAAAAATGTAAAAAATACCATGTTGAATAATGAGCAATATATTACGGCTATTGTTGACGGTAGCTCGAATATTAATACTTTCCCGACTGAAAGCACTACAATGCGACTAGGTGGGTCGTCACAACCGAATATTCCATCATGGGCAAATTATGGCAATATGTTATCGCTAGTATCGCCAGGTGCAGATACTGCTACTCAAATTTTAAGTGGTTATGATAATAAAAGCATTGGTTTTAGAAGTGGTAATAAAAACACACTTCCTAAGAATGATTTTGTGAAATTTTTTCATGAGAATAATATTCCTACAGCAAAGCAAGTCGGGGCGGCAGTTGCATTAACCAATGGGCAACCAGGTTTGGTTTATAATATGCGTACCGATGGCACATGGACTGAAGCGATCAGTGATGCTCCTTATGATAACAAAGAGTATGTGCGTAAAAATGGTGATTGGGCTGAAGCGACACTAGCACCTACTGTTAGTGATGGGCTAAATAAACCATTGTGGGTAGAAGCAAGTACGATTGGTATTATTTACAATGATGCTAAAAAAGCAGCAGCGAATGCTTTAATTGTTAAAAACTTAGCCGCTAAGCAAATAGTACGGTTAGCGTTTATTGATAATGTGTATTTTGATACCACCGCAGGTGAAATCGTTATTCGTTACGGTTTAGAGCTTCATGGTTGCTTAGGTAAGAAAATTCATTGGGTAGGTTCACCTATAACAACTAATGGCGATCATTGTTTAAATGCTATGAGTATGCCGAATGTGGCGGAAATGCCTTATTACTGTGAAATGAATTGTTATCACGTGACAACAGGTAAACTTAACTTTATTGAAGGTGATGGCTGGGGCGGTTACCGTGGCATTATTTCACGCGACTGTAATTACGATGGCAGCTTTAGCTATAAGTTCTTTGGTAAAGAGCAACACCCCAAAAAAGGCAATCCAAACTCAGCGACACAAACATTTAAAGGTGATTATGCAGGTTTTGGTGAGGTAATTTTTGACAACTTAACCTTGACTAATTCACGTCATCAGGCATTTTTAGGCGCGAATCAATTCCCTTATGAGCGGATTGTTTTCCGTAATGTTGTGATGCGAAATTGCAGTCGAGGTCTTTACTCTGGTGGTATTACTAATACTCACCCATGGTACTTAGAAGTACAAAAAGCGATGCGTAATATGATCGTTGAGGGTCTTGATTGGGAAAATGATGCAGATTTTTGGGCGGGTGAAGATAATAACTCAGGCCTATATATTACATCGTTATTGTGGGAAGGTAATCGCTTAACCCTTACGAATGCGCGTATCCGTGGTGTAAAAATTCGTTCGCATACTAATAATAAAAATGCGGTAGCGCTCTATCCTGTTTATCTTGGCGGTATTCGCGTTGAAATGCGTGATTGTGAAACAGTGAATATGTATAACTTTAGGACGGACGGAAGTACGAATACTTGTGTGTTTTTGAAGAAAGTACGTAATGCATTGATTAATAATATAGATCATCGTTTTGAAGAAAATTTCTTTAGTAATATGGAAACCAAGTTCAATGTGACGGTTGATAATACTGAAGGTGCGTTTATTTCATATTCCCCAGAACCGGGTTCACCTTGGGATGATAGTGTTAATTATGGTAGTGAACCTGCAGAGTCAATTGTTATTCGTAATGTAAAGTGTTGGCTCCCTAAGCTATTACGTACTGCTGAAATATCGACTCAGATTGTAGGAAGTTATGAAATCACGGATTGTGATTTTGAATCGCCAGATAATGGCCATAACAGTAATGGTAAAGTATCAGGCGCATTTACATTTCTTACCGTCAATTGGTGGGATAACAGTAAATATTCAAGTGATAATCAGATGGTTAATCGCCGTGCGATATTCAAAAGGAATCGTGTTTATACGCCAAATAACACGGCTGGTAAGTTAGCTTATATTAATATTCGCGATATGCGCCAACATCGTAATGGTGGTTATATTATCGATATCAGTAATAATGATATTACTGCAAACTGCCTTAAAGAGTTACATTTAACCTGTAATCCAGGCGCTGAATTTAAAACTGAAAAATGTATTATTAACCAAATTACATTAAATAATCGTGTTCATATTGTTGATTCAAGCCAAAATAATGTGAAGCCACGCCATGATGTTTTTGTTGCAGGTAATAAAGTACCGAAAGTTATACGATTAGACATGGGCGGTCATTATACTTCAAGTGCTAAACAAGCTTTATTAGGCCGTATTCAGCAAAATGTGTTTGGTACTGATATGACAGCAGGTAAGTTCCGTATCTCCTATGCAGAGGTATCTGGTGCAACTCCTGGTATTATTTTAATGACTGCAACTCGTCCAAGTAATGGTTGTATGCAGAATAAAACGCATGATTATAACGGTACCATGACCACCAAAGCGGGTTGTTTTGATTTCTATGCTCGTATTGAGATCAGTAATGTCAACATTGAGAAAGAGACATGTACCATTGGTTATTTCCATCCATCAACAAAAAAATGGACCCAAACGCTATGGGATGCAACTAAAAATGACGGTAGCTTTGAAATTCTAATTAATAGTAAAGATCGTTTTAATAATAGCGGTGAAATGTCGCCACTTCGAGCACGTATTGGCCGTCGTTCAAGTGATCTAACACTGATGCTATACCCTAGTTATGGTGACAGTCATTACTCATCAGTATTGGATCTTGAATTAAATATGAATCAATATTAAGTAACAAATATCAAGAGGCGTATATATAGTACGCCTCTTTTTTATTCGTTATACTAATATTTTCTCATTATATCAATAAGATTTAATTGATGGTGTGAATTGATTTTTGTTATTTTTTTAATATTAATACTGCACAGTAGTATTTGATAATAACTTTCGTTATATTTAAATTACTTTATCGTAATAAACAACGCATCGAAACGTGGCAGTATTTAAATACTTTTATTTATACATTTAAGTGACTATATAGTACTTAAATGTATATCTATTAATTATGAATTACAGGGCCATTTATCCACAATAGCAGGTAAGTGAATGAGTAATAGAGATTCAATGAGTAACGATGATAAAAAAGGCATTTCTCGCCGTTCTTTTTTAAGAAGTACAACAATGATAGCGGGTGGTGCAACGGCAGGTATGTTTATCCCTGGTGCCATTGATAAAGTCAGCGCACTTGATTTTATGAAACACTCAAATCAGCCTGCAGTGATCATTACTACCAAAGGACGGGCTTTGATCGCTAAAATGCAAGCCGAAAAAAAGATCTTGCTAATTGACTCAATGATTTTTGCTTACAAAGCTAACCGTGGTAAAGCACCAACAGAAAATGAACAATTACAACCGAATGACATTGTCCATAATGCTAAAATCCAGCATCAAATTCGATTATCTGAAAATGAGATAGCACTTTCAACCACACTTGATAGTGATGTTGGTCCTTTTAAGTTTAATTGGAGCTGCTTATATTGTAGTGAATATGACACCATTATTGCGATCACTTATCCGCAGTTAACAACGAAAACTGTTGATGGCCCGGGTGTTAAAGGTAATACGTTAATTCGCTCTTTTATTATAAATTATAATAATATAGCTGAAATTACTAATAGTACGGCTATGGCTACTAGCCCTAATCTTATGGCGCATCAACGGTTAAATAATGTTGAAAATTCAGCATTACAAGCCATTATTGATCAGCAAGGTCAAGATTGGTTTATTAAAAATGGTTTTATGGTGTTACCCGTTGAAGGTGTCTATAAAGTCATGGCGGGTGTGGCTTATATTTCCGGACATCGTATTGAATTAGAGCATAGCCGTGTTATTGATGTCGCTAATAAGCCTTTTTATATTTATGTTGATGCATATAAAAATAGTAATGATACCGATGGGTTAGAGACTAAATTTAATATTATTGCCTCAACGAAAGATTTAAAAAATTATGTTAATACTGATGGTGTACATCATTATTATTGTAAACTTTGTCAGGTCATGGCAGATGGTTCAGTCAGTGATTTACGGCCTCAAAATACCGTCGTTGATAAAGGTTGGGCAGAAGCACAAGATCATCAAGCGATAGAAAGCGTCTCTGGCCTTAAAATATATCCTATCAGTCGTAACTTAGCCGTCGGTGATATTATTCCATCAGGGTACAACGGGTTACGTGTTAATAATAAAATTTATCGAGTGATCTGTCATGGTAGCGTAGATGAAATCGATACTAATGATACTTTTGTCATCGTTAATGAGAATAAATATTTTCTACAGCCTTGTATTGAAGGTCAGAGTTTTTATTCTATTGATAACCTTGAGCATTATGCGCCATTATCGGATTGGGGCGATAAAATTAATTATGCTGCAGAAATTTGCCGTAAAGGTGGCTTGATTTTATGGATCCCAAATAAAGTTTATCGTTTTAATAAGACCATAGTACTAAAAGATATTAACGTTCAATGGGATGGCACGTTAGAGCTTTGTAGTAATGTCGTTGGTGTCGTTTTTAAATATAACGTTAATTTAACGGGTAATCCCTTTATTCTTCGTTCTCGTTCACTTGATCATTTTGATAAAGCAATGGTGATGTTAACGTCATCAACAGAAAAAGTTAACGGTAAATGGAAAACCAAAGGCTGTGTTGAAAACAAAATATCACAATTAAATATTCTTAATGGCTGGATTGATTATGAAGAGTCCTCAAACGGAAAAGTATTGGATAGCAGTAAACTTACCGGGCGCGGATTAGTCTTATTAGCAGGTAGTTGGACCGCTGGTTTAACGACCCAACGCTCGCATGAATATGTATGGCGTAACTTTGTTTCTGATGTTTATGTTGATGGCTTTGAACAACCTTATGTATTGGAAGCCGTGATTGATGATATTAATCCGAACCGCTGGGTTACTTGGGTTAATGGTAATAAGTTACACAATTTATGTGCGCGCCGCTTTAGTCAAGGGTTTGTGGTTAAATCACCATTATTACGACCGAATGGAAAAATTGGTGGTGAAGTGGCGGGGAATACCTGTGCCAGTCTTGATTTTCAATGGTCAAGTTATACGACAGAGAGCTTTCTTGTTTGTGAGGGCCGAAATAATAAATTTGAATTAATGGGTTGGGATGCGCCTAAAACGGCAACCAATACCATTCAATTTTTACGTGGTAATAGTTTTCCAGCAGGTTATGGTGAAGCGGCTGGTAATATCGTTGAATTATATGGCGCGACGTTACTGCACTTAAATGGCAGTGATTTATCCCCCTTAGTGTATGAATCTAATCCGGGTTTAAACACTTTTATTGGTGAAGGTTTTCAGGCGCGTAATCTTATGCCTGAATCATCACCGCCAACTGTTGGTTCAACATTAACCAATAGCTATATACCTAAATTAGATAATTTTTTAGCATTCATTAATGAGCGTCCAGGCTGCCATGTAAGGCTCTTTAAAAATGGGCATTTCCAATCAAACGTTGATCTTGCGCCAATGTTTGATTTTAATCCTGAGTCTTCAGTACGATTAGCTGTCGAAAAAGGAGATCAATACCGAGTGGTGATCTCGTTAGAAAATGCGATAAACCATTTTAATATGGTCGGAAGCACACTTGGTTACAATAATTTATCTGCGGGGATGATTGATATTGATTTACATGATCGCCATAAGAAATCCGTTTATTCATCACAGCAGACATTAAAAACGGCCAATGTAACCGGATTTATTAATGCCACGAAGATTAAAACCATCGTGATCACTTATAGTGGTTTTGAAAAATCAGGTAAGTTGAATATCAGTGCGTTATATGGTCAGACGTATAATAGAAACTCTTCACAAGGGGTCATGACTGCAGATGGCGCATGTTGGATGCAAGATGATATAAAAATCAATAAAGCAGGTGCTGGGGTTGTTATTCGTGATGAGGTCAACGGTCAGCTCTACCGCATTGCTATCGCGAATGGCGAGCTAAAGCTAGAACCCGTAAAAAAATAA